GCTGCCGAGACCAAAATGGTCGATGCTCTCACGACGGCACCCGCACCTCTTCCACCGTTAGAAGAAATCCAGTCCCGAAGAGGGAGTTTCTTTCTAGACCGTGTTACAATGGAGAATCAATTAATGAGGACCGTCGAGGAACTTTTTTTCGACGCAAAATTCTCAATTAATGATCTCGTAGAGCCCTTTTTCCCAAGCACCTCAGCCAACTATATCCGTTCGCGGAGTCAGTGTGGTGCTGTTGGGGAGATCTACGATACATTGTTGAAAGATGAGGTGAGACAGTCGCTGCTAGAATTCAGTATCGAACCTGTAGAGGTCGGTTCTGAAGTGTCCAAACTATATGGACCCCTTGGCAGGGAACAGCAGGCTGTGTTCGATTCTTGTTGGGATGAAAATCCCGAGTGGTCAACGACATTAGCTACTTTTGTCAATGTCGACAATCTGAAAACCCGATGGAGAAATCTCTATTGGAAGATCTTCAAACGTGCTATCGATGAGGAACCACTTGTCGAGCCCGTCGGTCTCGCTGAAGCCCTAAAGATCCGTGTGATCTCGAAAGGGCCCCCCATGTTGTATACTGCGCTTAAACCCGTCCAACAATTTATGTGGAGTGTTCTGAAGAAATTCAGGGTATTCGAACTAATTGGGAAGCCAGTTACGGGGGATATCATTACATCCTGTTTAGGAAAACTTGATATTTCAAGGGACATTGTAATTTCCGGAGACTATAAAGCCTCAACAGATAACCTGCATTCATGGGTGTCTAACTGTATCGCTAGATCCATAGCGTCGGTTTTGAGGAATAACGGTCAGTTCTTCCCGGAAATTTTGGAGAGTCTTTTAGTAAGATCTCTGACCCAACACATCTTTGTTGATAGTGAAGGGTGTAGGTTCGCTCAAGCTGAAGGTCAGCTTATGGGTTCCGTTACCTCATTCCCGGTGCTCTGCATCGCGAACGCCGCCTTTTGTAGGTGGGCCATGGAGGAGGCGAATGGTCGTGATTATTCCTTGAGGAGGAATATGCCATTACGTATTAACGGTGACGACTGTGTACTTAAAGGGTCTAAGGACCTCTTGGTTACAATCTGGGAAAAGATAACCGCATTCGGCGGGCTTAGTACCAGTGTCGGCAAAACCTATTATTCTACAGAATTTGCTGTGATCAATAGCGTTCTGTATGATTACCATCTAGAAGGACTACTATGTCCTGACCCGTTTGAATCCACTAACTCATCTATGAGTGGGGTTTCCGTCATTCATCAGCGATCTTGCTGGGTTGAACGGAAATATGTGAATTTAGGGTTGCTCTTTGGGATAAAGAGATCTAGTGGTGAGGCTGATAGCAGAGTGGGAATTGAATCTCTCGGGGTTCTGCACACAATGCTCAAGGAAACATGTCCTGAGCAATTATGGGATAACGTCAATCGACGGTTTATCAACCTACATCGACCAACTCTTGAAGATGGTCGGGCGTACTATATCCCCTGGTTCGTGCCCACATGGGCCGGGGGACTTGGTCTCTATGCTGAGAAGCATAATGTTAGAGACCGTCTCGCTGTCGCGCTTGTAAAGAAGTATATTCTTGCGGACAATCACATGATCTCCCTTCCTCGGTTTGCCGAATGGAAGATGCATGAGTGTGTGATGAGACGACTTAAGCCGTATGACTTTGGAGTCACGGATTTTAAGTATATAGACCATCCCGGTTTGGACTCTCCTAGGGAGATACTTACCGAAGCAAGTAGAGTCTATAAGTACGCGGTTGTGGAGACACTCTTCAACAACAGTATAATGGAGATATACTCCTCTGATGTTGATCAAATCAATGATGCCCTTAATGACGATAGTCTTAGGGTTGAACCACGAGCTCTGTGTTCCAGGTCCATCAAAAAGTTAAAGATGGAAGTAGAAGAGAAGCAGATGTCTCGGGCGCTCAAGAAACTAAACCAGATGTGGAAAGTTATCTATGAGTCGATTGATTTTGAATTCGAAGAAAACCTAG